ACTTCGCAGCGGGTGTTGGCGGTTCTATTACAGGACGAGGGGCGGACTTACTTATTATCGATGATCCACATACTGAACAAGACTCTATGTCTGATTCTGCAATGGAAAGGACTTATGAATGGTATTTATCTGGACCAAGACAACGGTTACAACCTGGAGGCTCAATTGTATTAGTTATGACAAGATGGGCACAAGATGATTTAACAGGAAGATTAATTAAAGCAGAAGAGCAACCTAAAGCAGATAAGTGGGAAAAAATTTCTTTTCCTGCAGTTTTTGGTGAAGGGGATAATATGGTATCCATGTGGCCAGAGTATTGGAGTCTCGAAGAATTAGAAAAAGTTAAAGCGTCTATATCTATTCGTAATTGGTCTGCACAATATATGCAGAATCCAACTTCGGAAGAAGGAGCAATTTTAAAAAGAGATTGGTGGGTGCCGTGGACCCAGGATATTCCTAAACTCAAACATGTTATACAATCTTACGACACTGCATTTAGTAAAAGAGAAACTGCAGACTATTCAGCCATTACTACTTGGGGAATATTCACGCCTCACGAATCAGGTCCTGATGCTATTATGTTAATTGATGCTATAAGAGGTAGATATGATTTTCCAGAATTAAAAATGGTTGCACTTGAACAATATAAGTATTGGCTGCCAGAGACCGTGATTGTTGAAGCTAAAGCAAGTGGACAAAGTTTATTACAAGAGTTTCGTAAAATGGGTATTCCTGTTATGGATTACACTCCAGGACGAGGACAAGACAAACATTCACGAGTCAATGCTTGTGCACCTATCTTTGAATCAGGACAAGTTTATTATCCTAGAGACGAACATTGGGCAGAAGAAGTTATTGAAGAGTGTGCAGCCTTCCCTCATGGAGAACATGACGATTATGTGGACAGTACTACCCAAGCTATGTTAAGATACCGACAAGGTTCTTTTATAACAACTTTTTCTGACGAGAAAGAAGTTGAACGTTATAATCGAGAACGAAAATACGTATACTATTAAGGAGAAACCCAATGGGAAAATTAAGTAAAAAACTAAAAAAAGCAGCAATTGCTGGTGCAGCCCTTTATGCTGCAAACAAAGCAATGACTAGCTCTATAGGTAAACATCGAGCAGCAAAAAGTCTGCAAGGTGATAGGTTCGCTAAAGCAAGAAAAGCGATGACATCTAACAAAGCATATAGAGGAAAGCCTGGACTGATATCTAGAAAAGATATACTGCCTAAAATAAAAGCGCCAGATAGAAATCTATATAATGAATGGGATAGCATTATTAAGGCACCTTCAGTACCAAAACCTAAGCGTAAGCGTACAAACCTTTTTCAAGACACATATAAAAAAGGTGGAGGAGTTACTGGAAGAGCTAAAGGTGGAATCACTAAAGCTCGTGGTGGTGTTATGGTTAATACTAAACTAAACGGTAAATTATACACAGAAACTTTCTAATGGCTGAAGTCGATAAAGCACTTGTAATGGAGGAAGAAATTTCTCCAGAAGGAACAACTGAAGAAGAAGTAGAGGTTAGCGTTGAAGGGGACGAAGAAGTTACTAAAGAAGAAGTTATAGATACAGTTGCTGACTTTAATACCAATCTTGCAGAAGAGTTATCAGATGATGTTCTTCAAAGAATGGCTAATCAATTGCTGGACGACTACAAAAGAGATAGAGTTTCAAGAAAAGACTGGGAAACTACCTATACTAATAATTTAGATTTATTAGGTTTAAACACTAGAGAAAGAACTAGACCTTTTCGAGGATCAGCTTCTGTAACTCACCCCTTACTTGCAGAAGCGGTTACTCAATTTCAAGCACAAGCTTATAAAGAATTACTTCCTTCTTCAGGACCTGTTAAAAGTAAAGTCTTAGGTGTTGAAGATGAAACTAAAATGAATCAAGCTGCTCGTGTTCAAGATTTTATGAATTATATGATCATGGAAAAAATGGAAGAGTACACTCCAGAGTTTGATCAATTATTATTTTATTTAGCACTAGCAGGTTCTGCATTTAAAAAAGTTTATTATGATGAAGTCATGCAAAGAGCAGTTTCAAAATTTATTCCTGCAGAAGATTTAGTCGTTCCCTATTATGCAACCGATTTATTAGAGTGTGAAAGAATTACTCATGTTGTTAAAATGGGAGAAAATGAAATTTTAAAAAAACAACAAGCTGGATTTTATAGAGATGTTGAATTAAAACCAACGGCAGATGGTCCTACACAAATTCAAAAAAAATATCAAGAGCTAGAAGGAATAACACCTACAAGTGATAGACAATATATTTATCAAATTTTAGAAATTCATGTGGATTTAAATTTAGAAGAATTTGAAAACGCACACGATAAAAACAAAAAAGAAGTTAAGATTCCTTATATAGTAACTATTGATGAAGGTTCAAGTGAAGTTTTATCTGTCTATCGTAACTACAATATGGATGATGAAACTACAAAAAGAAAAGAATATTTTGTACATTTTAAATTTTTACCAGGTTTAGGTTTTTATGGCTTTGGTTTAACTCATATGATTGGTGGTTTAAGCAGATCAGCTACACAATCTTTAAGACAATTGCTAGATGCAGGTACATTATCTAATTTACCAGCAGGATTTAAGTCTAGAGGAATAAGAATTAGAGATGATGACCAACCTTTTCAACCTGGAGAGTTTAGAGATGTAGATGCACCAGGAGGAAATATTAAAGATCAGTTTCAAATTTTACCATTTAAAGAACCTTCAGCTACATTATACCAATTAATGGGTTTTGTAGTGGATGCAGGACAGAAATTTGCAGCAATTACTAATATGGATACAGGTAATGATATGCAAAATAGGGCTGTAGGTACCACTGTTTCTCTATTAGAACGTGGTTCGAGAGTCATGAGTGCTATACACAAGAGATGTTATTACTCAATGAGAAGAGAATTTAGACTTTTAGCTAACGTTTTTGCAGACTATTTACCTCCAGTTTATCCATACTCAGTATATGGTGCAGACCAAGCAGTAAAACAAACAGATTTTGATGATAGAGTAGATGTTATACCAGTTGCAGATCCTAATATCATGTCTATGGCACAACGGGTAACATTAGCCAATGAAAATTTAAAAATTGCTATGTCAAATCCTTTAATTCACAATTTAAGAGAAGCATATCGTAGAGTATATGAAGCTTTAGGTACGCAAGACATTGATCAATTATTAATTCCACAGGAAAAACCTATTCCAAAAGACCCTGCAACAGAAAATAAAGATGCATTAGGACAGAAACCATTACAAGCTTTCCCAGATCAAGATCATGAAGCCCATATCACGGCACATAGAGCTTTTATGTCTACTAGAATGATACAAATTAACCCACAAATAGCTGGAGCATTACAAGCACACCTATCTGAGCATGTTTCAATGTTAGCAGGTCAACAAGTTGGTGTAATGATTGCACAAGATCCAACGATGCAAGAAAAATTACAGATGGATCCTGAAGGAGCAAAGGTTCAAATTAATGCCATGATTGCCCAAAAAGTGGCTCAATTAACTATGGAACTTGCACAAAGTGAAGCAATGGGACAACAACAAGATCCGCTAGTTGCATTGAAACAACAAGAATTAGATATCAAAGCATTAGACCTACAAAGAAAATCAGAGCAAGATATGAATTCTAATGAGTTAAGAGAAGATGAAGTTGAAGAAAAATTAGATATGGAAAAAATGAAATTAGAAAGCAGTGAAGATCAAGCTGCAGAAAGAATTAGAATTGCAGATCAAAAATTAAAACAAGCTAAAGATATTGCTGAAGCTCGTTTGCAAGTTGAGAAAATGAAACGAACTGCAGAAGATCGTAGAACGAAAGAACAAGGTAAGAAAAAATAATGCCCTTCCAATCTGAAAAACAAAAAAAATATCTTTGGAAAAATCATCCTGAAATTGCAAAAAAATGGACTAAGCGTTATGGAAGTAAAAAAACTGGTGGATTATCTGGTGGAGTAAGATTTGGACCACCACCTAAAAGAGGTCCTAACCCACATGTCCCTCCTGTTAAATTAAAGAGAGGTAGTAAATAATGTGGTTTGGTGCAATTAAATTAGCTCTTAACGCTGGAACTCATATTTATAAAAAGCGTCAAGAGACGAAAATGGCTATGGCAGATGCACAGCATATGCATGCAGTTAAGATGGCTCGTGGTGAGGAAACTTACCAAGGAAAATTATTAGAAGCTCGTCAAAACGATTATAAGGACGAGGTCGTTTTAGCGATTCTCACACTGCCCATAATAATCCTGGCCTGGGGGGTCTGGTCAGACGATCCGGCAGCTATGGAAAAGATAAACACCTTCTTCGAGCATTTCAAAGCTCTTCCCTCATGGTTTACAAATTTATGGATTTTAGTTTGTGCCAGCATATTCGGTATAAAGGGTACACAGATATTTAGAAATGGAAAAAAATGATGGTTAATGAAAAAATTTTTTAAAAAAATTATTTACAAATCTTATATTTAATTATATTTAATTCATATGAGAATATGTATTGTGGGTGGAGGAAGTTCAGGTTGGATGACAGCTGCAACTTTACAATCACAATTTCCTAATTATTCCATATCTTTAATAGAATCTAAAAATATAAAAACTATTGGAGTAGGTGAAAGTACTTTAGGACAAATAAATAATTGGTTACGATTATTAAAAATAAATTACAAAGATTTTTTAACAAAAGTTGAAGGAAGTTTAAAGTACTCTATAAAGTTTACTGACTTTTATAAAAAAGGACAATCTTTTCATTATCCTTTCGGAAAAATTGATCTTCTTAATAATAGGTACGGAAATAATGAGTGGTGGTTTAAAAAAATAGTTTATCCTCAAACACCTTTATCAGATTTTGCAGAATGTATGTTTCCATTACAAATGGCTTATACACATTCAAAAAAATTTAGTGAAGAAATTGAGTTTGCTTATCATTTTGATGCTATTAAATTTGGAATATGGTTAAAAGATTATTACTGTACTAAAGTAAATCATATTGTAGAAGATGTTAATTCTATTCAGCAAGATGAAAATGGTATTGTTTCATTAAATAATAAATATAAAGCTGATTTATTTATTGATTGCACTGGTTTTAAATCTATTCTTTTAGGAGAAACTTTAAAAGAATCTTTCGAGTCATATCAAGATATGTTACCTAATGATTCGGCATGGGCTACTAAAATACCTTATAAAAATAAAGAACAAGAATTAGTTCCTTATACTAATTGTACTGCAATCGAAAATGGATGGGTATGGAATATTCCTAGTTGGGAAAGAATAGGTACAGGGTATGTTTATTCGAGTAAATTTGTAGATGATAAAACGGCATTAAAACAATTTCAAAATCATTTAGGAACAGATCAAGCCGAATTTAAAAATATAAAAATGAAAGTAGGAATTCATAATAGGTTATGGGTTAAAAATGTAGTTGCTATTGGATTATCAGCAGGTTTTATAGAACCTTTAGAAAGTAATGGATTATTTTCAGTTCATGAATTTTTATTTAGTTTAGTTAGACATTTAAAGAGAGAAAAATTTTCTCAATTAGATAGAGATAGTTTTAATTTTTATTGTAAAAAAATATTTAAAAGTTTTGCTGAATTTGTGGGATTACATTACGCCCTTTCTCACAGAACTGATACAGAATATTGGAAAAATAATTTTAATAAAAAATGGGCAGATGGTTTAATAAATTTTAAAGATACTTCTGAGAATGGTTTTGTAGATTTTATTAAGGAAAAAAATTTTTTATATCAATATCATCCAGAGTTAGGTAGCCAATGTATAGCGGCTGGAATGGATTTTGCTCCAACAGAACTTATGTCAATGATACGTTTAAGTAATCAAAAAAATGAAGAACAACTTAAAGAAGAATTTAGACATCTTAGTAATGCACTAGAAATTAAAAAAAATAATTGTTTAGAAAAAACAAAAAATAAACCTACTTTATATGAACACTTACAAAGTTTATATTCATCAACCAAAATAATAAATATAAAATCTATTTACAAACCTTCTATTTAATTATATTTCTTATGCATGAAAATATGGACACATGTTGCTTGGGATAATACGGGTCAAAAAGATTTAGGCAAAGCTTATAATGATTGCATCAACCAACATAAAGATGATGATTGGGTAGCTTTTATTGATCATGATGCCATGTTTACTACAGATGATTGGTATCTTCAATTACAAGAAATAATAAAAAATAATCCAAATTGTAAAGGTTTAGCTGCAAGAGTTAATCGAATGGCTACACAAGAACAAATGGTTTTTAGAGTAGATCCTAATAATTTTGATTATGCTTATCATAGACGTGTAGGTAAATTCTTAGCAACAAAATATAAAAACCAATCACAACTAATAAAAACTGCAGGCCATATGTCTGGTGTATTTTTTGCACTTCATGTAGGCACAATTAAAAAATTAGGAGGGTGCGTTGAAACTGGAAAACAGTTACAAGCTGATAATTTAACTCAAGCTAAAATTGTAAATGCAGGTTATGAATTTAGAGTGTGTAATGGAATTTATGTATTTCACTGGTATCGATTTGATAATCCTTATCCTCATTCTAAATCTACTATGGAAGAATTAGAACAAATACATTATAACTCTTTAACTTATGAATAAAGTATATTATGCAAAAGCCGTGTATGGAAAAGAAGAAATAAAGGCAGTTAATAATGTATTAAAAAATAATTTAGTCCTTATGGACGGTCCCAAAGTAAAAGAATTTGAAAAACAAGTTGCTAAAATTTTTGGTAAAAAATATGGAGTAATGGTTAATTCTGGTTCATCAGCAAATTTATTAGCATTAGAATCTTTAAAATTACCTAAAGGTAAAGAAGTTATTACGCCAGCATTAACTTTTGCAACTACAGTTGCTCCTATTTATCAATGTGGTTTAATTCCACATTTTGTAGATGTAGAGCATGCTGAATTTATAACAACTCCACAATTAATAGAAGAAGCAATTAATAAAAATACGGTTGCACTCATGATTCCAAACTTATTAGGAAATATTGCTGAATGGCACACTATTCATAAAATTGCTAAAAAACATAATTTAAAAGTTATTGAAGATTGTGCAGATACAATTGGATATACTTATTATAAAGGTAAAACAACTTCTAAATATAATGATTTAGTTACTACAAGTTTTTATGCATCCCATATTATTACTGCTGCAGGTTTAGGTGGAATGATTTGCACCAATAATAAAAAACTTTATGATCAATTAAAATTATTAAGAGGTTGGGGTAGAGCTTCAGCATTATTTAATGAATCAGAAAAAATAGAAAAAAGATTCAATACAAAAGTTGATGGCATTGATTATGATTCTAAATTTATATTTAAAGAAATTGGTTACAATTTTTTACCTTCAGAAATATCTGCTGCATTTGGTTTAGTACAATTAAAAAAACTAAAAAAATTTAAAGAAATAAGACAAAGAAATTTTGAAAGTTTAAGAGATTTTTTTATGTCCTATATGGATATAAGATGGTGTCAAAGAGTTAGTTGGTCACCCCATGCCGATACACCTTGGTTAGCTTATCCTTTAGTTTTAAATGATAAAGCACCTTTTACAAGAAAACAATTACAGATTCATTTTGAAAAAAATGGGATACAAGTTCGAACTATTTTTACAGGAAACATTACTAGACAACCTATTATGAAAGATAAAGCTTGGAAAGGGCATAATAATTTTTCAATAGCCGATGAAGTTATGAAAAATGGAATGTTAATTGGTATACACCAAGGTATGACAGACAAAGAAGTAAATACTATTAAAACAACCTTTACAGAATTTATTAATAAATGTTAGAACCATATACTGCAGACAAAATAAAAAATAACATTATAAAAGAAATAGACAATATTAAAGATCATATTTGCTATGGGGTTGATTCGATAGACAAATTGCAGTATGCTAGAGGCAGACTCAGCG